CTTTGTTTATACGTCAGGCTGAAGAGCGGATCCTAAAGAACGTGCAACTGAGCTTGTTCCGTAAGAACGCTACAGCCAATGCGCTTGCGTCGAAGAAGTATCTGCCGTGTCCGTCAGACTTCTTGGCTCCGTTCTCGTTAAGCTATGTTGATCCAGCCACAAGTGACAAGGTTTTTGTTGAGTTTAAGGACGTGAGCTTTCTTCAAACGTACACGCCGGACGACACTACAGAGGGCCAGCCTCGGTACTACGCGATCTTCGACATCGGGAACTTCCTGTTGGCTCCCACGCCCGAAGCGGCTTATTTAATGGAGTTGCACTACTATTATCGTCCGCAAAGCATCACTGCGCTTTCGGACACAGGTACGACTTGGCTGAGTGAAAATGCAGAGTTAACTCTGCTGTATGCGTCGTTGATCGAGGCATACGTTTACATGAAGGGCGATCCGAATCTAATGGGCGTTTACGATAAACGCTTCCAAGAATCGTTGATTGGCCTTAAAATGCTGGGTGAGGCTAAAGAAACTACCGACGAGTATCGCACGGGTAGAGTTATAAGGGCTAAACAATAATGTTTGAGTTTAAAGTAGAAGTTGATAAGAATAGCCCCATCGTTGGTGTAAAAACCACCGAGAACCGAGGCTTTACTCCGGAAGAATTAGCGGAGCAATGCGTTAAAAAAGTGATTTCGGTCTCCGATAGTACCCACCCAGGTATTAGGGACCAAGCCCGTGCTTTCTCTAAGCACATCGAAAAGGTTGTTGCATATTATATGCGGCAGGCTATTCGCAGTGACCGCACAACAGTGTATAACACACTTAAAGACGCGGGACATCCCGATCTGGCTGAACTCATAAGGAGACTATAACCATGGCCTTTACTGGAAACTTCATGTGTACGTCTTTCAAGGTAGAACTCTTGAAAGGTCAACACGACTTTACTAACGGAAACGATCAATTCAAGATCGCTCTGTACGACAACAATGCTTCGTTTACCGCAGCGACTACAGACTACACGGCTACAAACGAAGTTAGTGCGTCTGGTTCGTATTCTGCTGGTGGTGGCACGTTGACAAACGTCACGCCGACATCGTCTTCGACCACAGCGTTCACAGACTTTGACAACATTACGTTTACGTCTGCGACGATCACTGCTCGTGGCGCGTTGATCTACAACACTCAAACGGGTGGCGGTTCGAACACCACGGACACTGTTGTTGTTTTGGACTTCGGTTCGGACAAATCATCTACATCAGGGGATTTCCAGATCGTATTCCCAACAGCGGACGCATCGAACGCTATTATCCGTATCGCATAAGATAGGATAAGCCGATGGCTGATGTCACTGTTTTTGCAGGAGTAGGTGGGGCTTGGGGGCAAAGCACTTGGGGCGAAAACGCCTGGGGTGACTCTGCTCCTATGCCTGCTGCTACTGGATTTGTAGGTGGCTCCGGTTGGGGTGGTGGCGCTTGGGGACAAGGCGCTTGGGGCGAATCCCAAGTTGTAAACATCGTTTCCATTTATAGGCCTACAGGCGTGGAAGCTACCATGGCCGTGGGGTCAGTATCTATTACAGGTACGTCGCTTGCGCCTACAACAGGCCTACAGGCTTCTGGCTCCGTTGGACAAGTTACGCTTGTTACGGATCAGGTTTTAAGCGTTACAGGGTTGGGTGCCACGGCATCCGTTGATTCGGTTGTAACCACTGGTGGGGCGAATGTTTCGCCCACGGGACTTGAGTCTGCAACGGAAGTTGGCGCAGTAACCGCTGTTACTGACCAGATTTTAGATGTTACAGGTCTTCAGGCCGCGGGTTCTGTTGGATCCGTGTCTGTTCTTGAAGGCTCCGGTGTAACGGTGCCCTTTGGGGGATGGGGTCGAGGTTCTTGGGGCGAAGGCTCTTGGGGCGTAAGTCTTGGTATTTCAGCGACAGGTCAAGTCGGGCAGGTCACGCACTCTGGCGGCGCAGTTGTTCCAGCAACAGGACTTGAGGCCACAACAAACGTAGGCTCGGTCACTGTTACAGGGGGCACGGGCATTAATGTGTTGCCCACGGGTGTTGAAAATACTGGTGTAGCTGGGCAGCTTACCATGATCGGTGACGCGAATGTCTTCCCAGACGGTATTGCTCCGAATGGTGAGGTCGGCCAAGTTACGGCCAAGGGCATCGCACGAATTTTCGTAAGCGGCTTGTCCGCAACAGGGGAAGTAACGCGCCCTGCAGTAGAAGGTGACGCTGTTGTTAGTGTTACTGGAGTAGTGACTAGCGGAGTCGTAGGATCTGTGCTAGTTTGGAACAACATCGATCCAGACGCCACCGTCGTTTGGACAGAGATAGCAGCTTAGAGGATAACGATATGGCTACTTATACAACAAACGGCGGTATTAAGAAAATCGCCACAGGTGACGAGTCCGGTACATGGGGTACGTCAACCAACACAAACTTCGACATTCTTGACCGTATTACAAACGGCGTCGGGGCAATCACCCTTTCGGGTACAACACACACTTTAACAACCACAGACGGCACCTTGTCGGACGGTATGTTCAAGGTTCTGGTTTTGGGCGGTTCTCCTTCTGGGACGAACACCATCACTGTTGCGCCGAATGACGCGCAGAAACTTTATTTTGTGAAAAACGGCTCTGGTCAGAGCGCAGTGTTCTCACAGGGTACAGGGTCCAACGTCACAGTTCCAAACGGCGAGTCCCGTATTATCTACTGCGACGGCGCGGGTGCTGGCGCAGCTGTTGCGGACATTTCTTCGGACTTCGGGGCACTGGCTGCATCGAACAACCTGTCAGACTTGGCGAGTGCTACAACTGCGCTCACGAACCTTGGTTTGACGGCCACGGCTGCTGAGATCAACTACAACGACATCACGACGTTGGGCACGGTTCAGGCGTCCAAGACTGTGACTGCGGATGGGTCAGCCGATGTGAAATGGCCTGACAACAAGAAAGCCCTTTTTGGCGACAGCGCAGATTTAAGAGTCTACCATGATGGTTCGAATAGTAACATTCGAGATGCTGGTACTGGCCATCTAGGTTTAGATACAGAAGGTGGGTCGGATGTTAGAATAACAAGTGGCGGCAGTGCTAAGATTATGGGGTATTTCGCGAAGGACGGCGAGGTTCGTTTATACTATGACGGCAGCGGAAAAATAACGACAACTACCACAGGCGTAGACATCACGGGCACCGCCCTTACTGACGGCGTTACTGTAGATGGCACCTTGGACATCGAGGAAGTGTACGAGAAGGTTACGACTGCAACCAGTACAACTGGTACAATTGCTTTTGATACCACGGCGCAGGGAGTCGAGTTTTATACGGCGAACCAAACGGCTAACCGTACTATCAACTTCACCAACGTGAACGCAAACCTCGCGGTTGGTCAGTCGATTACTTCAGCGGTTCTCTTGACCCAAGGTTCAACGGCCTATTACCTGAATGCCTATCAAGTTGATGGCTCGACGATCACGCCTAAGTGGTCTGGCGGGTCTGCTCCAACAGAGGGCAACGCTTCTGGGATCGACAGCTACAGCTTCACGATCATCAAGACAGCCGACGCTACGTTCACGGTTCTGGCTTCACAAACGCAGTTTGCATAATTAGGAGATACGGCTCATGAGTTTTCTAGTTCCTAAAAAGCCGCAGATTCTGTACGCTCCCATGCTTGCTTCGTTTGGGGGCGGCTCTGCTCGTGGGTTTAACCCTGGTGGTGGTGGTGGTGGACTGTTTGATTTCACGTCCCACACTTTCACTAACGCTGGTGCTGGAGGCACATTGGGGCCAACTTTATCAGACTTAACATCAGAGTATAGCAGTACAACTTGGGCAAGCGACTCCTCGTTCTTTACCCTTGACACAAACTATAATGCTCAAAAGTTTACAATCCCCCAAAACGGCACCTATCGCATTCAAGTAAGAGGTGCGGCAGGGGGGCCGATTAGCGGGCAGAGCCCGGCTGGCAGCAATGGTCCCGGTTTTGGCTATCAACACCGCGCCGATTTTAGTTTAACAGAGGGAGAATTTTTATACATTATAGTCGGGCAGATGGGCCAGACGGTTGCCAGAACAGGTAACCAAGCAGGACCGGGCGGAGGTGGATCTTTTGTGTTCACAGAAAACGCCGGGGATGAGACACTACTAATGGCCGGAGCAGGGGGCAACGGGGGCTCATGGGAAAACCACGCAGTGCGAGATCCAGATGGACGAGAACCTGGAGCTGCGGACCCCAGCGACTCCGCGGGCCAAGGACGTGGGACAAGTGGAGCAGGTTGGAAAGCAGATGGTGCTAACGCGGGGGGTGGTGCGACAGGTTCTAACGCTGAAGCAATAGGGGTGGGCTCGGTGAACGATGCCAAAGGTGCAAACTATGATCTCTCAAGCACGAACCAGCAAAATTGGCCGCTTCCCGCGGGTGGGGTCACTACTATAGGCGGCGGGTTCGGCGGCGGCGGCACTGGAGCGCCTTATGAAGGTGGCGGCGGCGGCGGGTATAAAGGCGGTTTTCCAAAGAAAAGCAACGATTACAATAATCGTCATCTTGGTTACGGGGCACTCTCATACGTTCTGTTCAGTGCAGCGAACAAGACCAACGAAGGTCTAGGTAGTGCTGGAACACACGGTCGAGTAATAGTAACTAAACTATAGGATAGAGATGCCGTTAACCAAACTCCAGTTTAAACCAGGGATCAACAAGGAAACGACTTCGTATTCCAACGAAGGCGGCTGGTTTGACATGGACAAGGTTAGGTTCCGGTTCGGGTATCCTGAAAAGATCGGCGGCTGGGTTAAGGATTCGCTAAACTCGTTCCTTGGTTCGGCTCGTGCGCTGCACCCTTGGGTGACTCTGGACTTGGATCAGTACTTAGGCGTGGGAACCGCGTTTAAGTACTACATCAACCAAGGTGGTGCGTACTATGACGTAACTCCTACCCGCTCGACTACTGCGGCGGGGGACGTTACGTTTACGGCTGTAGACGGATCAAACGAGATACAGGTTACAGATGCCAGTCACGGCGCGGTGGAGAACGATTTCGTTACGTTCACTGATGCAGTGTCTTTAGGCGGCAACATTACCGCGGCGATCTTAAACCAAGAGTACCAAATTAACACGATTGTGGACTCGAACAACTACATAATACTCGCAAGAGAAGTTGCTTCGGTAACCGACATTACCGTTGACGGGGTGTACACTCCTACAACCATAAACGCCAACTCCTCGGATTCTGGTAACGGCGGTTCTGCAACTGTCGGCACATACCAAATCAACGTGGGCCTAAACACTACCGTTCTTGGCAACGGTTGGGGCGCGGGCACATGGAGCCGAGATGCTTGGGGCTCTGCCGCGCAACTTACTGTTGTAACAGATACATTGCGAGTTTGGTCGCACGACAACTTCGGTGAAGACTTGATTATGAATGTTCGAGACGGCGGGATCTACTACTGGGATGCTTCCTTGAGCGATCCGTTAACACGACCTGCTGTTGAACTAAGCTCGTTAGCTAACGCCAACACCACTCCCACAGTAGCTAAACAAGTTATGGTTTCGGATCAGAACCGCCACATCATTGCGTTTGGCTGTGACAGCCAAGACACGCCCGGTGTGCAGGATCCGTTGCTGATTCGGTTCTCGGACCAAGAATCTTTGATAACGTGGAACGCTACGGCGACCAACACAGCTGGGGACTTGCGCCTCGGCTCTGGGTCCGAGATTATTACTGCTGTTGAGACTCGTCAGGAGATCTTGGTTTTTACAGACCGTAGCTTGTATACGATGCAGTTCCTTGGGGCTCCGTTTACCTTTGGTTTGAACTCGGTGTCTGAGAACATTACGATCCGAGGACCGTTGGCGGTTACTGCGGTGGAAGACAACGTGTTCTGGATGGGTAAGCGGGAGTTCTACGCTTACGGTGGTACAGTTCAGCGGATTGCCTGTACTGTTTTGGACTATGTTTTCAACGACTTTAACGACGCGCAAGCGGAGAAAGTAACGGCGGGCGTGAACAGCTTGTTTGCAGAGGTGTGGTGGTTTTACCCATCGGCTGACAGCGATGAGAATAACCGCTACGTTGTGTACAACTACCAGCAGCAGGTTTGGTATTATGGAAACTTGGACCGTTCAGCTTGGCTCGACCAAGGTGTGCGTGAGTTCCCCTTGGCGACGGGACCTGGAAACTACCTGTATCGCCACGAGAATGGTTTTGACAACGGAGAAACAGAGCCAGC